CCTAGATACAGTTGGACCATCTCCGTAAGGACCTGATTCTGTGCAAGCATGTAAAAATGCTGCATAGTCCCAGGGACTCGGTTTTTTGTATGGCTTGCTTCCAAAAACCCAAGCTTTGATTTTAAAATACTCATAGCTAGGCTTACGCTTTTTAACCTCCCAACGGTCGAATGGACCATGGAGGACCGAATCACCAAGTGTGGCGGGTCCCCATAGTCTATAAGAACGTGGGATGTAGCGTAATACAATGGATGCAAGTTCGATATCAGACTTCTTAAGGAACCCATTATACATCGAATATAATATCTCGATAGATGGATTTGACTTAAGATAGACCGGTCTAATATCGACCCCATTAACGAAGTCCCCACCGCATGACTCTCTGAAAGAGCCATGCTTAAAGGATTTTTCGTTATTCACTATGAAGCCTAGATCAGAAAGATTTGATACTAGGCTGTCGGCGTACCGAGTAGGTACAATCATGTCATCGCCGAAGACGCAGAGACTGCGTAAGCGACGGTGTTCACATGAGACGACACATGTAGCCCAAAATATTAGGGTTTCAAGTTCAAAAGTGAAGCCGTTCCCCATAGAAGAAAACTTTTCTTGGAAGATGCTGCTGCCATCAGGTAACACAACAAAGTGTGACCTGGTGTCATATAGCAAAACCCACCAGTCGAAAGGAAGTATCCTCTCGACGAGTTTTCTTGAAATGGTATCGGATGCTGAGGACAAATCGATAGTTGCATGGGTATCCCAACGGGATGCCCTGCGTGCCATCTTTTTGTTAAGCTCAGACTGCCTTGTTATATCAAGGCCACATTTTTTAAGCAATCGATGCTTAATATATGTACCGATACCCTTTTGCAAAAAGCCATTGAGAAATGGCTCGGTGCATATGGGGCGGTCTATGAGGGCGGTCTTGGGGACAGTAGAGAACTTCGAACCAGTAACTACTCTTCCATACCTGTTGGTAAAGAAAGGGGTTACACTGTCTATTTCATCTAAGTGTCTAAGACACGAAGAAGTGACAGTTTGGTTTTTAAGCTTTTGCCTCAATGAGGTAAAGCCCGAGGTTCCCACACTGGCACCTGGACCAGTAGAAGATTCCAAAGAGCTCACAGTAGGTGCAGGACCCAGCACTCGAGATATCAGTCGCGAGACTTCAAACTCAAGTGCAGGATTCTTGGCTGGGCTAGTGTTAAATCTACGACAAACTTCCTCGCATTCGAGAAACTTGTCAAGACATGCACTTGCCCGTCCATCCTTTCCTACAACGTTGCCAAGGTAATCAACGTTTTTCTTGAAAAGTGCTTCTTGTTGACGAACTGAATATGCGACCCAAGGGTCGACATCTTCGTAGTCACCATTAAGTACCTTTCTTTTGTCAACTAAGTTGAC